AGGAAGGAGAGGGCTATATGTTCATGTTTCTCTTGACAGCACTAGAGTCAGAGAGGCACTGACGTTAAGAGGAGCTGAACAAACCTCTACATTGCTTGGCGAGCAGGCAGAGTAGCCCTGCTTTGCGTTAAGCTATGTGGTGAAGGAGAGAGAAGTCAAAAAACACCTGCACACAAAGACGTGCAGGAATGCTCAGGACTGGAGCGCAGAGTAGTTTGGAAACAATCGGGCAAGTTAGCGCACAATAGTCATTATGTCTAATTTGTTTCGTTGATTAGCAAGGACTTACGTCAGATACGGCTGTAATGCAGCAAATTTCCTAGCGTAGAATGCGACAGTTGTGATAGACCCCAAGGGGGTAAGTCGCGGTAACACATATCGTATTGACTACACGTATTTTTGCACCAAAACAAAGAGGGAGTTACCGCACACCAATACGATAACCCCCAGTTTTCACACACGTTATATGCCTTGAATGAACAACACAATAAAACGAACAACACGTTAACTCGACGCCAGTTTAACTGATTGTCAAGTCAATTTAAAAAATATCATCTTCCTCTTCGACCTCGTCTTCATCCTCCCAGACGTATTCGAAACCACTTTCAAAATTATACTGCTCTGTTACAAGCCTGTTAGCTTCCGTTGTGAGCCCTTCGACAACAAAAGGGGAGCTATGTCGCAGCTGAACTTCTTCAGGATACTCAGGGAGCACTGCGATAAGCGTGTAGTGCTCACAATGCTCGCTAATGATTGCTAAAGCATCTTCGATCTTTTCTAACGACATATTTATTGATTTTGGGCTTGACAGGGTTGGGAGGGCGTTTAAAATAACTTATAAGTTCTTAACAAGAAGTATATATAATTCTTAAAGAACTTCCTTCTGGCTTTAAGAGTATGGTTCTTTATTACCTTATAAACCACCATATTAATGTTAAGCTAAGAACTGATACCAGATAAGCTTATCTAAGTTATGATCAGTTATTAACCGTTGGTGCTGGCTGCTACGCAGCACGGACGCACCTGTTAGACTTGGTTCCAAACAATCTGTGATTGACTGTTATCCCCTTTAGACTTGTAGTAGGTGTCCATGAAGTTGTTGAGCTGTTGGTTAAGGAGCTCCTCTTTTCTATCTACGATGGCTCTGTCGGCATCTTGAGCCATTTGTTCAACCCAGTAGTTAACAGCTATTGAGAGGGCATCTAAACGGTCATCGTGAGTGATTGCACCTCGATCTCTGGTTATACGACTTAGTTGATATATGAGTTGATACTTCAGGACGGACTCACTGGGATAGCCTTGAGCACTTTTATAGTCCTCTTTGATCACGCTTGGGTCAATTATGAGCCTATGTTGGTTTATGATAGGCTCCAGTGTATCAACAATACGTTTCTCTTTTTGGACGTGGTGACGGACTTCTTCGACTGTTGTAGGGTGGATGCGTTGTAGGATGGGCTTGAAGAGCTCTGAAAACATCCCGTCTCCGAAGTTAGACTCAACCACGATGTAGTTAACCTTGTGTTTAGCTGCTCTCACAGCCAGAGACTTCAGGACGTCCTCTCCATAGCCTCCTTGCATACCTCCAGCATCTACAACATACAGGAATCCGTTGAGCATCTTAACAATAGCCCAAGACGTTTCATCTTTACCGCGTCCAGAAGGGTCAATGGACATAACGCACCCTGAGTATGGGACGTTATCGCCGATGGTTTTAAAAGGTCTATGGAAGCGATCTCCGCTGAATCCGACGTTAGGTAGGGAGGATTCCCACTCTAGTTGAGGGTCTTGAGCCCAAACAAGCTTTTCAGGAGCAGTATCAGCGTCACAATCCATTACGATCAATTCGTTCACCTTGAGAGGGAACCTGTCCATGTCAGAGAGACGAGGATCAAGCATGAATTGCATAGTGAAACCAGAACGTCCATAAGAGACTTCTCGTTCGTCTAAATCAATGTCGCTGAAGCGCGTGGATTCTGTGGATCGACCCTTCTTATCAGAATCGACACAGATAGGGCTCACAGCCCCGTCATAGCGTTGCTCGTTGATTTTAGGGGTAACATACCTACCCGTCCATATACGAGGCTTGTAGCCCCTCTCAGTGAGTTTAGCGTAAACGGTGTCTTCGCACTGTGGAGTGCCAAGGAAGATGACCTTAGAGTCATCAAGAGGTTTTAAAATACTGTCGAACTCTTTTATCTGCTCTGAAAGCTTCTCACGCATGGTCTGCGTAGCGGAGTTCGTAGGGACTTCAACGTCATCCCCAACGATTAAATCAGCACGAGAGCCTGTCAGTTGAGACGTGATTCCCAAGGATTTGACTGAGGGGGCGTGGGAGGCTGGCGCAGGTCCGACATCAAATGATATTTTGGAGAATCTTTGCTTGTCGTGGTGGGGTTTGAGGTGTTCGAGGAAGGGAATTTCATGGATGAGACGTAGTGTGAAAGTAGAGAAATCGTCCGCTCGTGTCTTCGAAGCACTGACAACAAGAATATTTTTTGTTGGATCGAGGTAGAGCTGGTGAACAACGAATGCAGAGCAAATCCAAGATTTTCCGACGCCTCGAAAGCCCTCAACAACTGCTCTCTTTGGTCCGAACTGCATGTATTCTGATATGTCATATTGTATGGGGGTAGGGTCAGGGAGGTTTAGATGTTTCCAGACTAAGAAAAGAAAATTTCTAAAGTCTTTAAGCTTTTTAGAGTCGTTCACAACTGATTATCTATGGGTTTCTACTTATTTCTGCCCCGATTTAACCGTCGAGACTGAATACGAAGATTGTGTCGAGAGTTGTTCATCGCATTTCTATCGCGGTGATCAACATCCTTTCCAGCAATCGCCCTTGAACCGTAAAGGCTCAGAGCTTTCCTTCTAGCTTTATTACGACTTGAGCGTCGTGCGCGTTGTTCGGGTCGTGCGTGGTATCTTTGATACTCTTGCTTGTAGTTTCTACTCATATTTGTGCTGCGTTAGATGTTTCGGCGTCTTCAAAAGGAAGAAGAGACAACAAATCAGACACTGGATTAGCGTTAGAAATCTGGCACTGTATTCCGTTATCCTTAAGCATCTGTCTAGCAGCGTTCAAATCACTTGGAGTTGCTTCTCCAGATTTGATGCGTTCTATGAACTCGTCAATGAGAATGTCTTGGAGTAGGTCTAGTTTTTGGGATTTTTCGGTCATTTATCGCTTCTTTTGTTATGAAAATCAAAAAGTATTTTTACTTTCTCGGCGAGGCTCTCAATGCTGTAGTGCATTTTTGAAAGCACAACTACGAGAGTAATAAGGGCAACAGCTACTGGAGTAAGACTGGCTAACCAATCAAGTGTCATTTCCTTTGAACTCCTTCCATATCTTAATCAACAGCCAAACTAAGGTAGCAAGACCTACAAGGATTGCGATTGAGGAGTTAATATGTTCGAGGGTGAGCGTACCTAGAAGTCCAGCTACACCCACAAAAGAAGTCGTATGATCAGAGGACATTATTCTATTGGTTAAGGTATTGTTTACGTTGGGCATCATTACTTGCGATTGCCTGACGGAGTTGAGGCATTTCGTTATAGAGCTCATGACGAGCAGCTAAACGATAGTGACGAAGAATTTTAGACATTGCACGAACACGGGGGTTTCTTAGTCCTGTCTCGTCAGCAATATCATCATCGGGAAGAAGCTTATAATTAGGATGTTTAACAAGCGCACTAAGCTGCTCTCGCAATGTCTTATCACCAAGCTTAACGGTTCCTGACAACTCAAGATAGCGGTCGTAAGCATCTTGCCCTGTTTCAGTCCTCATCTTCTTCAAGTCCAAGTTGTCAGCTCCTCCAATTTTACTGTCAGGCATTGAGAAGCCATGAAGCATTCTAGCTACTTCTGAGTTTAGAGGAGTCTCTTTTACTGGAGATGTGTATAGGGGGTTGAACGCGCTGAGCATTGAACCACCTTCATTGATGATTTGAGCTTCTCCAAGGAAGTTACGACGAGGAGGAAGGTCTCTTGCACCTGAGGGAACACGAGCAAGGACGTGGTCAAAGATTGATCGAGTCTCCCGAAGCATTCTGTCTTCTTGGAAGTTCTGAGACCAGTTCAACGCATTTGGAACGAAGCCACCAGAGATGTTACCAAGGAAGCGAGGTCCGTAAGTTACAGGATCACTAACAACCTTGAATAGATCATCAACACCTTGGACGAACGACTGCTGGGTGATGTTGTTCATAAATGATACAGAGATCAGAGTAAACAGACCTTCAGCGGTATCTACATCAACATCGTAGTATTTCGGAATCTCGGCAATATCGGCAAGGATACCCATAGTTGTAGAGATTGGATCAAGACGACGGTAGCTTCTCCACTTATCTCCTACTTTGATAGAGTAGGGCTGCCAGCCTTCTAGCTTTAGTGCTTCTCGTTCATTACGGTTTCTAGGTCCACCACCACTTATAAACTGTCCGTTCGCAGAGATGTAAGTCATCAAGGCTGCACTAGTAGCAACAGAGGTAGCCATCTTGCCTTTCAGTTGCGCTTGCTCTCGTTTTGTGCCATTTGCCATGATTTCTCTGTAGCCTTTGAGGACTTCACCGTGGAGACCTTCTCTTATGAAAGTAGCAACACCACCGAGAGCTGTACGCTCAAAGCCCATCTTCAAGAGATTGGTAGGAGTCCGAACGAAGGGAAACACCATTTTAGCGGGAGGGAACCAGTGAGCAAGACGCGCTAAAGGCTCTTGAACCTGTGGGATGTCTTTGGTTGCTGTAGCTTCCTTAGCATAGTCTAGTGCAGCATCTGGTGTACGCTGCCTTGGGTCTTCCATTTCCATGTTAAGACGCGAGTCTCTCACACGGTATACTTGAGTTTCAAACGTCTCTTTAAGTGTCTGATCAAACTCTTCTGGAGTCATACGAGCTTGCCCCATTTCTACACGTTGATCATCTTGCTTCTGTACCTGTTTATATACTTCCATTCCAAGAGAGCGTTCATTCATTGCTGTACCGCCTTTGGTTACAGCTGCTTCCATAGCTTGTTCTGCTTTTACAACAGCTCTTTCCATAGTATCCCCCTTGCGTAGGGAGTCAGCCATGACTTCAGAACGAATGAAGAAACGGTAGTTTAGTTGTTTGAAGAACTCATCACCAGCTATAAGCGCACGGGAGGGTGTAGATATTAGTGCTCCAAGGAAGTTAATAGCACTACCGAAAGCATCTTCGCGTTCTGAAGAGATAGCACGATTACGTTGGACACTGTCGTCGTAAACACGGGAATCAGGAGCTAAGATAGCATCATCAGTCTTTAACGCTATTGCAGCGTGAGCCCAAGCTTCTTTGATGGACTCCATCTTATACATGTTTTTTGCAATAGATTTTATAGTCTCAACATCTCCGTTGATAGCTGCACCCATAACGCCTTCTGCTGCTTTCATGTGGTATATACCAGCAGCACCAAGGACGTTAACAAGCTGAGTAACAGGAGAGCTCAATAGCGAGTTCATCCAATACTCAAGCGTGATTCGCATCATCTTAGAGCCTTCAGTGCCTTCTGTAGTTTTGTTAAGTATCTTGAATACAGCATCACCGCTAGGAGCAGCTCTGATCTTATCAACCAGCTCGTCAGTAGTCATACTACCGATCTGCTTTTTCTTGTAATGCATACGATCAGCACCGTTGAGCACCTGCTGACCAGAAAGTCCTAGACGTCTGTTGTAAGGGGAAG